GGCGCCTGCGTTTCCGGTTCTTTGACCCGAACCACACAAGACGTATAATGCTCGCCTACAAAGACCGTAACGGTCGTCTTGCCCGCGGCAACTGCTTGAACATTGCCCGCCTGGTCGACCGTAGCCACCCCGGGCTTTGACGACTGCCAGGTGATTGCCTTGCCGACAGTCGCCTCCGCGGGAACACAGCTATACGATAAGCGCCATGCGTCTCCCGCGCGCAGCGTAATGTCACTTGCCGACATCGTCAGGCTTTCCAATTTCGATTCTACGACAACATCACAATATACTTCATATTTCTTGCCGATATGGCCGACGATACGCGTCACGCCCGATGCTTTTGCCGTCACGACTCCGTTCTTGCTTACCGTCGCTACGTTCCGATTTCCGGACGTCCAGGTCAATGCGGTGTTTTGCTTCGTATTCGCGGGCTCCACGCCAACGGACAATGTTTTCTGCTCGCCGGTCAACAGATGCAAATTGGAGTAATTGATATATACCATCAGCGTAGGCTCATGGACACGCACCTGGCATTGGACCTCCTGATCCGCTACTTTTGCGGTCAATGTCGTCACGCCTTCCGCCTTTGCGTAAACCACGCCATCCCGGATCTCTGCGATCCCGGGGTTTTCCGAACTCCAATGTATCGGGACCGGAGGCGCGTTCGGATCCGAACACACCAGTCCGCTCATCTGCTCCTCGCCGGCCTCCAATTCCAAAACGGCTTCCACAAAATGATACACCGGAGCCGCGTTCGTCTCTGCGAGCGTTTCATCGCCCGTTTCTTCCGTACTGTCCTCGGTCGACTCTTCCGTTTGTTCCTCGGTCGATGTCACCGCCTCGGTCGTGTCCGTATCCGGAGATATTTCGGTCGAATCCGCGGTTCCATCCTTGTTCGTTTCCGAAGGACTCGTCTCGGCGAGCGACTTGCTTTTTGCATATTCCGCGATCGTTGTATCTTCGATATATGCTTGGGTCTCAACTTTCGAAAAAGGTAACGTGATCGTTCCTGTCGAATGCAAGATCAACACAACAATGAATGTTAATACGAGTGCGGCGGTAACACCTACACCGGCTAACATTGCGATCTGACTACGTTTCATATAGAACCTTCCTGCTATCACATTTTAACGCGTGAAATGTCGATGAAAAACCAAACCTCGGATAAAAACCGGCGGCATAAACTTGCGACATTCTCGGTCATGCTCGGTGGCTTTGCCTTTTTCTCTGTCTCGGCATAGCACACCATATTACATTATACTCGAATTCTCCGGAAAATGCAAATATATCTCGCTCCGACCGAAAGCGCGTACCCTGTTTCTTCATGATTTGGAAAACCTTTTGCGCCGGCATCTTCTTCTCGTTTGATGGGTCCGGTCATTGCCCAATTCTTCCAACGGAAGCGAAATAATTGCCTTATGCCGGGGAACCCGGAGGCAAACAAAAAGCCCGCAAACCCTTGATACTTAAGGGTTGCGAACTTTTTACGTTAGCGTGTGCGAGAAGATTCGAACTCCCGACCTTCTGATCCGTAGGCAGGACAAAAGGCGCTTATTTACTGCGTTTTATGCACTTATCTAACAAAAAAACTAACACAAGGGTTTGGAAATCAGTCGTTTGTAGCGCCTGTGTAGTCGCAAAACTTCTCCCAGCGTCCGCTCTTTTCCCAGTTATACTCCCGGATCACCTCAAGCCGGAACGTCTGCAGCTCCGAGGCGATATGAATAAAACAGCCGTGTCCGACGTCCTGCCCTATGTGTCCCTTCTTATATAATATACTCGCTTCCACTCCGCTGGCAAGATCTGAAGACACGTTTGTGCAATCGTTGATAATGCCGGCGCTGTTTTTATCCGGAGCGTCATATAAGCTGTGAACGAAGCCGGAGCAGTCGATGCACTCCACGAAGATCTTACCGTCGGCCGCCTTCGCCGCAACGGACAGCGAGATGTTCGTTCCGTCGTGCCCGAATTTTACCGCAAAATAGCGATCGTCTTCGAGGGCCGGAAGCGCGTCGACTTGCATCTCCATCCACTCCGGTCGGCTGATCGCCGATTTTTGATTGTACCGGAGCCAATGGCCGAGACGCTGGATGTTAAAGTCCACCGTGTCTTCGCCGATCTCATCCTGTACGGACCTCTCCGACAGGATCGTTCCGAGGGACGGGTTCGTTTCATACCAGAGGTCTTTATCACGGATGTCGGACAGATCCGGTACCGACCATTCGGCCCAGCCTGCATTGTCCTTCAACCCGCGCAGGACGTCCTTCCGGTATGCCGCGAACACGGTTCCGGATGATACCAGCGTCGGCGGTGTTCCGCAAAAGATCGTTTGCGGGTTCCTTGAGTCAGACACCACGTATTTAAGCGCTGACTCCTGATCGTTCGTATATTCCTGTGCCTCATCTATGATGAGCAGGTCAAAACCTTCGCCAAGTCCGCCTTTCGTGGAACGTGTCCGAAAACTAACAGTGCCATCGGTGATCAGCATGTCTATTCTTTCCAGGCCGTACTGTTTCGTAGTCTTGTAGTCCGTCCCTTCACGAAGGCCGGACTTGGATAAAAGGTTGATCAGTCGCTCCCATGCGGCATGGGATGTAGTAGTTCTATGCGCGGTATGCAGCACGCGTTCTCCCGATCGGAGCGCGTACAGCTCTCGGATGGCTACGACCTCGTTCTTACCGTTTCGTCGCGGAACCGCGTATCCGAACCTGGAATGCACCCAGAGACCGTTCTTTTCTACGGCCATTATGTCGTATTCCATCAATTCCTGCCATGGCTGCGCCGTTCTGCCGGTCGTATTATAAAGATCGATCGCATCGCGTCCCAGCGTCCTATCGTAAGGCAGGACCACCGCCTTAGTGGGCGTCTGTCTGCCCAGTCTTATTTCGTCATTCTGTTCAGCCAAAAAGCCCACTCCTTTCATTTGAATCAAAAAGACCAGTCACGCGACCGGTCTTTTTACATATACGCCTTACCATCTGGCTCAGCCATGATATCCTAGTAATAATCGTTGATTTCAGATATAGTCTCTTCCACCCATGCAGGCGCGTTTTTACGGCTACCTCCATTCACCAGGTATGCTTTCACCTGCTTATATTTCTTCTCCAATTCCGGTGTCAACGGAGCCCAACTCACGCTTTAAACCCCTTTTATTCAAATCCCTCTCCACACGATACTCAACATATGATAAGTCCTACATTGCCCCTTTAGGCAAATCTACCGAACTGTAAAATGCATATATCTCCTCAGTTATATCTTTCACCCACTGAGGATCTTCCTGATGACTCCCGCTAGCCTTTTTATGTGTAGCTCGATACACATCAACTCGGTGAGCCTTTTCTTTTAAGTCTGGTGTTAACGCAATCCAACTCATATCATAACTCCTTTTCGCCTAACAAACGAACTGTTCGGTACTCAACATATACTTCATCATAGCGCTGTCCGCCGGCTTTACTATACCTATATCCAGCGTACCAGGAAATTGATTTCGCTTTTTCTAGATCAATCCCTTTCTTATCCAAAATAGCCTTTGCCTTCCTAGACATGTAATCCGAAAACTCTTCGTCGCTCTCGAAAGTTTTTCCAGAGGCTATAGCTTCTTGATAATCCTTCCAGTGTAAAAATTCGTGAGTGAGAGTGTGTCGAGATTCTTCGAAATCTTGAACAGGCTTGAACAGAATACAATTTTGCCGGGCTAAACATCTCCCTCGAAGTCTTTTATCCAAATCGGTGTCAGAAAGAAAAACTATCTTTGGGATATTGTCAGAAGTTGGATCCGCACCGAGCAATTTAAGGGTGTCTGTTATCAACTTTTCGTACCGATGAACCGTGCGTGGTTTCATAGCCAACTCGCTTGACAGTTCAATGCGATACGGGCCGCCAACAACGGTCCTATCTATGGTAACCTTCCGGCCATCGCCAGTGTCCATCGTCGCTGGCGTCTGACGTTTCACCTCATGATAGTCCATAGATCCGTCAACTAATTGTTTTCTAGCTTCAATTTGCTCTATCTTGGAGTCGTCCGGAAGCCCTTCGACCTCCTTCCGTGCATCTATCTTAGCAAATTCCGCATCCGAAATCAAGGCCTTCGACCAAACATCTTGACGTTTTCCGTCTCCGGGACGAAACTCTACCGTGCATCCGCAGTTCGCATGTCTTGCGTAGACCTCCGAAG